TTGACTATATCGCATCTGAGTATTCAGATATTTTTAACCAAGCAAAAGTAAACTTTGATGAACGTCAAGAGTTGGCTAAGTTAGTTGGTAACGCAATCGGTAGGAGAGAAGATCAAATTATTATTGATGCTCTTATTGCTGGTTCTGCCGGTGCTACTGTCGCTAACACTGTCGTGACAAGTGGAACTGCTACAGCATCTGACCTTAACGTAGGAAAAATTATTTCTGCGAAGAAGTCTTTGGATACTGCTTCAGTACCACCTCAAGACAGACACATGATTATTCATGCAAGTTCTTTAGCTTCATTGTTAGCTGACGAAAGAGCAGTTAATTCCGATTTTGTACAGTTACAAGCTTTAAATCGTGGAGAAATCCAAATTTTCGCTGGCTTTCAGATACATATGATCGGTGACAGGGATGAAGGTGGTTTACCAAAAGATGGTTCTGCCGACAGAACATGCCTAGCATTTCACAAAGATGCTATTGGTTGTGCTGTAGGTATAGCTCCAAAAGTTGAAGTAAACTACATCCCTGAGAAAACGTCTTTCTTAGTATCAGCAATGTATTCAGCCGGTGCCACAGTAATCGATACTGCTGGTCTAGTTGATATCACATGTAGGGAGAGTTAATATGGCTTTTGCAAGAACTGGATGGAACCCAATAGGTGGCCAATCCAAAAAAGGAACAGCTCCACAATTATTTTCATATACGTCAACAGATGCTCATGCCACGATTGATGGATCTGGTTACTTCAATGATGTATCTGATGATGTTAGTGTAGGTGACATGGTTATGGTCAGAGGTAGCACTGGTGGTACTGCAACATTAACAATGCATGTTATTGCTTCTAATGCATCTGGTGTTGTTGATGCAAGTAATGGTACTGTTATTGGTGTTGTCACTGCTGGAGACTAAAAACTAATCAAGGGGGGCAAGCAATTGCCCTCTTTAAAACATGGCGAGGTTCGTGGATTATGGCTACTGGTGATACAGACGTATCGATTTGTTCTCAAGCACTCCTTCTTCTCGGTGCAAATCAAATTACAAGCTTTTCGGATGGGTCAGCCCCCTCATCCATATGCTCGGTCATTTATCCACGAATTAAGTCGCAGACCCTTGGAATGTACCATTGGTCTTTTACTTTAGGTAAAACAACTTTATCTAGATTATCAGGTTCTCCCACGAATGTTTATTCGTATAAATATCAATTACCTTCAGATATGTTTCTAGGTGTACCAAGAGTTGTCTATGCTTCTACTTCTTTGACTGCTCAAAATGTCACAGACTATCAAATACAAGGTGATCAATTATTAACTAATGAAGAAACTGTGATTGTGGATTATCAAAAGTTAATAACAGAATCTCTTATGCCTTCATATTTCGTTCAATTATTAATTTATCAAATGGCCTGGCATTTAGCCGAACCAGTAACAGACCAGATTACAAAGGCTGATTATTGGAGAGGAGTGGCTCTAGGAACTCCTTCTGAAAATTTAAGAGGTGGTTATTTTAGACAGGCAATTAATATAGATGGTGCTGGACAATCACAAGTGGTCATAGCCGATTATCTTTTAACTGAGGTTCGATCTTGAGTAGGATTACACAATATCAGTCTAACTTTACTGCTGGTGAAATTGATCCTTTATTAGTAGGCAGAGTTGATATTCAGCAATATGCATCAGCCGTAAGTAAAGCACAAAACGTTGTTATGATGCCCCAAGGTGGATTTGAAAGAAGGCCTGGTTCAAAATTTCTCAAAGACATATCGGCTGATTTAGGAAGTTCTTTTACAACTTTAGCTGGTACAAGACTAATTCCTTTTGAATTTAGTACCACACAATCTTTTATGTTAGTCTTTGTAAAAAACACAACTGCTATAACCAGGATGTATGTCTTTGCCAATGGGGTGGCAATAAATTCAATTAATGGAAGTGGTAATTATTTAGACTGTGCTTTAGGTGACATTGATCTTAATCGTCTTTATTTTACACAAAGTGCTGATACCCTTATATTAGTCCATGAAGACATGGCTCCAAAAAAAATAGTTAGAGGAACAGCTAATAATTTATGGACATTTTCTACTATTGCTTTAACTATGCCTAAAGTGGCTTTTACTTTAGCTACCACTAATCCAAGTGCTACGATAACACCGGATGCAGTCGATGGCACAGTTACGATAACGGCAAGTGCATCTGTATTTGTTTCATCTTGTGTTGATCAATATATAAATGTTTTAAATGGTTTTGGCCGAGCTAGAATTGTAGAACAAGAATCAGGCACAGTTTTAAAAGTTATAACTGAGACACCCTTTTTTAAGGCTGATCAAGCCATAAATGCCAATGTGTGGGAGTTAGAATCTGGTTATGAGGATGCATGGTCAGTCACCAGGGGCTGGCCCAGAACCACTAGTTTTCACGAAAGCCGGCTCTATATGGGTGGAAGCAAAGCTTTGCCTAATACTTTATTTGGTTCTAAGGTAGCTGATTTTTTTAATTTTAAAAGTGCAGAAGCTTTAGACGATGATGCTATGTTGGTCACAATGAGTACTGATAGTGTTAACGCAATAACAGCGATGAGGTCGGGTAGAGATTTACAGATATTCACTAAGGATGCAGAGTTCTTCTTACCTCAAGCTAATCTAGAGCCTATAACACCATCCAATATAGTTATTAAGAATGCTACTCGTAGAGGTTCTAAAGAAGGTTTGAAGCCGGTAATGGCTGAAGGTGGAACTTTGTTTATACAGCGAGAGGGCAAAGCTTTAAGGGAATTTTTATTTAGTGATGTTGATCTAAACTACCAGGCTAACAATATATCTTTACTAGCTAGTCACTTATTAAAAACACCAAGGTCTATGGCATTAAGAGTTGCTAGTAGTACTGATGATGGTGACTTACTTATGATACCAAATGACGATGATGGGTCTATGGCTGTCTTTTCAATTCTCAGATCACAAAACGTAGTTGCTCCATCAGAGTGGATTACAAATGGAAAGTATTTGGATGTAGCTGTAGATGGCTCTGATATTTATACAGTAGTTCAAAGAAGTTATCAGTTAGGAAATCCAAATAATCCAGCTAACAGAATTTACCTTGAAATTTTTGATGATCAAAGGACTACTGATTCAAGTGTGCAATATTACTCCGGTGGGAGTGCAAATTATCCTGATCAAGAATTGCCAACAAATACACAGCTTCTTCATACAGCTCATTTAAAAAATGTGGCTTGTAATGTAATAAGAGATAATGCTGTTTTAGCTAATGCAACTCCTCAAGATTTATCGGGCTATGTTGGTATAACTATTGATCAAGTGCCTAGTACTTTTGCCGAAGTAGGAGTTCCATATAGTGTCCAGGTTGATACTTTACCGGCCGAACCTAAATTAAGTTCCGGTGTTGTTGTTAGTAGAAAACGTAGAATATTAGAAGTGACCACTTTAGTTGATAAGACACAAAACCTAGCTGTGAATGGTGTTGAATTACCTTTTGGAACTTTACCATATGTTTTAGGTAGTACTCCACCTACGTTCACTGGAAGGAAAAGAATAGCCCCTTTTCTAGGTTATAGTGATACAGCAAAAATTTCTTTTACAATGACACAACCTCTCTTTGCTACTGTTTTAGCTGTAGAATATAAACTAAGTACTGGACAATGATATGACTATTGCAATAGCAGGACTAGTAATAGCCGGAATTTCTGCTCTGGCTCAAATGAAAGCTGGTGGTGATACAAAAAAAGGTTATTACATACAAGCCCAGCATAAAAAGTTAGAAGGTAGAGTTGAAGCTGTAAAAGCTAAACAACAAGGCAACCAGGTTTTAAAAAATACTAACCGGGCATTGGCTTCAGTCGGAGCAATAGCTTCTGCCGGTGGGTTAGAGCCTAGTATAGGAACTCCTCAAGATATAGGAACATTTGCAATACTTGGTCCTGGACTGAATGATTTCCTTACGTCTAAAGACAATGAGTTCTTAGCTATTAGTATAGCTAATGCCCAGGCTGAAGATTTAAGGTTTGCCGGAAGAATGGCTAAGAAAAAAGCTACCATAAGTGCTTTATCAACTATGGGTTCTGCGATGATGAGTTACGGCTCTTTAGGATCGGCTCCAGCCGGTGATACAGGCTCTGTTACAGCACCACCACCAATGGCAAGACAATCTAGTCCTGGTTACTATAATTCAAGGTATGGTGGAAATAGATAATGGCACCTCGTTCTAGATATTTAGGCATACAACGGCAGATCAGCACAAGTGGCTATAGAGGGCCATCCGGTATAGGTATGCAAGAAGCCCAAAGAACGTCACAGATGCTTACTAGTGCTTTGAATGATATGTCTAGTTATTTCTTTAAAAAGGCTGGTGAGCAAGCAGTAGTAGAAGGTGCCGAGTATGGTGCCGAAAATCCTATTACTTTAGAGCAAATAAGAGAAAGTGCCTATAACGGCACAAGTGTAACTGAAAAGTTTGATGATGATACAATTTTTGGCAAATCGGCTAAAAAAGTTGCTCTTGAAAGTTTAGGATCTGATCTTGCTTTATCTGCTAAAAGGCACATGTCAAATATAATTACTCA